CATCTGAGAAATTTCTATTACACTAATCGGGATGGCTGGACAGCGCAAGAACAAGATAGACTGGGACTTACCAGAGAACCGAATCAAGAAACAAAACGCCTTCCGACTTTATGTCGCAGGGCGGGGGACCAAGGCCATCATGGACGAGCTTGGTTTTACCTCTCCTCCCCAACTATCCCGCTTTGTTCATAGCGAGAAATGGGACAAACATGCCGAGATCTGGCGAGCCAGTCCCGAAAAAGAAAACCTCTATCCTTGGGAGGTAGAAAGGCCCAGCCAACTAGTCCCCGCCCCGCCCAAAATGGAAGAGATGGAAAAAGAGAAACGAATGCAATGCATCAAAGCGTTCTCGTTATTCTGCTCTGGGCGCAACGTCCCCGATATCGCTTCTGAGATCGGGGTTAGCGTGTCCACCATCAACCTTTGGAAAGAAACCCAGCGTTGGGTGGCATGTCGCGAACGATTGGCCAACGACCAGAATCCCGCCCCTTGGGAGGACAACGATGTTCCGACCCTGCTTTCCGACATCACGGCTTCGATTGAGACCATGAAGAAGTCGATCAAGTTTCTTACTGGCAAGGTACTAGTCAAGGCCGCTGACGCCGCTCAGGACCTCGACGGCATGGAGGCCCTTGGTATGATGAGAAACATCAAGCAACTAGCCGAGGCGGCTTCAATCAACTTTAACGAGGGGAACAACCAGCAAAATGCGGTGCAGATCAACATCGCCACCAAGCTGGAGTCCCTGAAGATCCCAGACAACAACACCTACGAGGCCGAATTGGTAGTCAATGAGTGAAACACTTAGATTTTGTTACCCCCGTAAAACCAATGTTCCACCACAGGGTTGGTGGATTACCTGTCCCATAACTGGCGAAAGAGTTGATGGGGGGGACTTTGGGGATATGGTTAAGAACTGCGAGAAGAAGATTCTGTCGCGGGGTTTGGTGCCCCCCACTGATCTTGTCTCGCAGATAGAGAATGCCCTTTGCCAGCGTTTGGCGGGGTCTACCAACTGCGTTCCCTGCTCCAGTGTTAAGCAGACCTTGGGCTTTGGAGAAATCGTGCGCTGGGTTCGTGCCATGTATAACTTCGCCACCAAGTCCCAATTCCAATTGGTGGACCAAGAGGAGGCCGAACGCAGGGCTAAGATTTGCGCTGCCTGCCCCCATCAAATTTCCACCTCTGGATGCTGGGGGTGCAAGGGAATTGCAGGGATGCTTCCCGCTATCGCAGGGGCCCGCAAAACCAGCTATGACAACCAGCTAAAGGCTTGCGGAGTCTGCGGGTGCTTCAACGCCGTAAGCGTTCACCTGCCTTTGGATGTCCAGCAGGACTCCCATCTCAGCTTTCCCGACCATTGCTGGAAGAAATCTCAAAGCGAGTAATCGCCTTGTTGAAGCTCATCGGGGCAATACCTGTAGCTCCCTCGCGGTTCTTGGCCACGATGAATTCTACTGTCGGGGTTTGAGAGTGGTTCTTGGCGTCCTCTTCGTCGCAATGGAGGATAACCACCATGTCGCTATCCTGTTCGATGGCACCAGATCCCTTGAGGTCTGAAAGGCTGGGTCTGCCTCCGCGTTTTTCGGGATCGCGATTGAGTTGAGCCAGCACCAAAATTGGTACACGAAGGGTCTTGGCCAACTCCTTGATCCCCCCACTAATCTCCTCGACTTCGTTGACACGGTTGTCCTTGCTCCGCTTGCTGTCTCCGCGCAGAAGCTGGAGGTAGTCGATAATTATCAGATCCAATGGCTCCTTTTGGTGGGCTCTGCGGGCTACAGCCTTGATGTAGCCGATGGACTTTCCTGACGTATCGTCGCACAGGATGTGGGAGTCTCTCACTTCTGCGTAGGCATTGGCCAGACTCTCCCTTTGGTATTTGGTGATGGATTGGGCGAGGATGTCAGCGGCCCGCACCCGAGCCCGACTCCGAATCATTCTCTCCATAAGGCTCACGCTGGTCATCTCAAGCGAGAAGATCAGCACTCTCTTTTGAGCATCCAGAGCAACGTGTTCGGCAATCTGCATGGCAGCACTGGTCTTGCCAACCGCTGGTCGAGCAGCCAACACGATCATGTCCCCTCCCCTCATGCCGAACATCAGAAGATCGTCCACTGGAACCAGTCCAGTGCGAACCCCGATCTTGGGCTCGCCCCTCATCGTGGATTCAATGTTGTCTAGGGCTCTTTCGACCACCGATTTAATCGACAGCTTTTCGCTATCATCAATCAGGTAGTCGGCCTTCATCACGCTGGTCTCCGACCAGTTCTTGAGTTCCTCCAGCTTTAGCTCGCGGTCATGGGCCTTGTGGACCATATCACCCGCCAACATCTCAAGACTTCTGCGATAGCGAGCCTCCTCAAGCTGGGGGAAGTAGCGTCTCCAGTTCTGGGAGGACTGGCAGTAGGAGGCAATCTCAGACAGGGTCTTATCCCCACCAGCGTCTTCCAAGGTTCCATTGCCATCCAGATCACTCTTGATCGATATGTAGTCGGCGTGGATAGACTTACCCACAACGCGAAGGAACGACTGGAAGATCAGCTTATGCTCGTAGAGGTGGAAGTGATCCTCGCGGAGGGTCGAGAGCATCTCCCTCTGCTCATCAAGTTGTGCGTGGAGGAAACAGGAAAGAACGGCGCTTTCCGACGATTGATCGAAGATGGATTCGTTGTTCACGAAGGGTTAGACAACGCCTTGAGCTTTTCGTTCAGCTTTTCTTGCCAAAATTGCCTTCATGGCATCACTGCGTCTCTGCCTTTCTTTGGGGGAGAGGACGCGCTTCTTCTTGTCTTTTTGTGGAGATTTGCGCTTAACCTTCAATTTCTGGCGGGCTTTCACAGATTTACCCCCCTTATTTGAGGTTTTGTTCCAATCTTTAGGACTTAAGGCATCATTTCCTATTTTTTGTTCCAATAGCTCCACAACGGGTTCCAATCCCATGGAATTCGATGGGATATCTAATCCCGTGGAATCTGACGGCATTACAGGTTTGTCTTCGGGCATTGGGAAGCCCGCAATAGCCATCTTATGGAGACTTCCGTCCTTGCACCCATGGATCACCACAGCTTGACTTGAAATGACTCGCTCTGGACAGGTGACCCCCTGAATGGCTTGGGCTTCGGGGTCTTCGGCAAAAAATACAATCCTCCCATCCTTCCACTGGTAGTTGACACTTCTCCAATAGGTTCGCATAAGAGGACAGTCCCGACCAATGGCCATGAAGTTCCAACGGCATCTTACATCCCACGGATCGGGCATCATGCCTGCTTGTCGGTAGGCTAGATTGTAGTTGTCGAGGCTTCGGGCACTAGGGCAGAAGTCCAAGAAATTGGGAGGGTAGATGGCTGACCCCACAATCATCTTGTAGATGTTTTTCCCGTTGATCGCCACTCCACCTTCGTATTGGTGGCCGAGGATGGCGGGCTTGCGCTTGAACTCGGTCTCAAGGTCATCCGCCCATCCCTGCTTCATCGGAACACAATCGGGCTCCCAGAACATCCACGGCTCGTTGACGGAGTAGCATTGGGAGGCCGCATCGCTGAACATTTGATTCGGTCCAAGAGGCCAGCCATTGAACCCGTCTTGGGCGATAATCCGTTTAACCTCGGGAAAGCTTTTTTTGAGTTCTTCGGTGATCTCATGGAGAAACGCTGTATCGTTGGTAGCACATACGGTGGCTTTATGCCGCATGTTGATCCCAAAAGCCGTGATGGCTTTGGCCGAAAGCAAAGCCAACTCCGCGTCTACGTTGTGGTAGGCAAAGACAATATTCATTTGATGTTCTCCAAAGCGTTCATGGCAATCAATACCGCTCCACATTGTTGCGGGCTGGCATCTTGCGAGGTGTCCATAGCAGCAATCTTTTTAAGAGTACCACGGTAGCGATCAGCTTCCAACATGGACGAGTCAGCCAGCTTGCGGGCAAGATCGCGGTCGCGGATTGTTTCATCAAGCTGCTCACAAACATCATCATAGGCCCGTGTGATGGCTAGTCGGTCTTTGCGGAGCTTGGAACATTGGTTGCGGGCTTCGCGTAACAACTCTTCAGAGTCGCCAAGTTGCCCAACTGTTTCGCCAAGTTTGATTAGGGCCACGGCTTCTCGCGATAAAGTTTCGTCGCTCATGCCTTCTCCTCGTCATCAAAATGCAGAGGCCATGTCGGATGGGTGGGGTCTTCCATGCGGACGCGGACGTTCTTGTAGCCCTTGACAATCAGGCTGTTGGCCACATGCTTGGCTTCGTCCTTGGACAGGTTGTGGTTGTGGAGTTCTACGATTTTCTCCCCATAGGAGACGAGATACTTGCTCATTTATTTTTTCTTTTTCTTTTCTTCGGTTTGACTGACGTATTTTGTGAAGGCTTCGGCGCACTCTTGGGCCAACTCAAGTTCCACCACTGGGTCGAACCAATAGCCGCCACGTTCAGCGTAGAGCGTTTCCATAGGGAGGGGTCTTCCACGGCGGAAGCGTGGGCCAACCACGAATGGGGAGACGGAGTCTTCATTGATGACAGTAAGGACCACTTTGAACTTGGACATGGTTTGTGAAGTTGAGTGTTGAAGGGAAGTCGGCCCAGCATTTAATAACTTTTTCCAGCGTGTGGCCAATGCCCGTCCACCCATGGATCATGTCGTAGTATGAGCAGGCGCGGAGAGGTGGGTCAATGTCTTCGTTGGCAATCAAGTAGACCCCGTTCTTGACTGGCTTGCTATCTTCGTATTTATTCCACATAGTAAGGTATGACAAGAAAAACCCCGCTTCGTTCAAAAACCCCACTGAAAAGATCGAAGGGCCTCAAGCGCGGCGGAAGGTTGCGGAATGCATCCCCCAAGCGCCAACGTGAATACAAGGAGTATACAAAGGTTAAGAATGCCTACTTGACTCTCCACCCGATATGCGAGCGGTGCAAGAAAGCCAAGAGTCAGGATATCCACCACAAGGCGGGGCGAGTTGGCAAGTGGCTGTGCCTTGATCAATACTTTGCGGCTCTTTGTCGTCCGTGTCACGATTCTTGCCACGCTAATCCCGCTGAAGCCCGCGAGCAAGGCTGGATTATTGATACAATTCATGTTCCTCAAGATCCCGACCAAAGTCAGGCTCATACTCCGACAGAATAGGATTCCAAACCTTTCCCTTGGGGGCCGTCCAGTTGCGGTAGGTATCCACCAGATTGACCCAACTTGTCTCCAGCGGAGCGTTCCACTCCTGCTCATCTGGGAAGTTCCAAGGATAGGGGCGCGGGGTTGAAGCGCATCCCGTGATGACAATGGCTAGGATTGCTCCTTGAATTCGTAGAACCATAGTTCCTCCTCGCTCTCGCTGACCCAGCGACTTCCTGTATGCTCACAACTAAACTCCTGACTGAATACCTTCCAGTCGGGCTTGGTGTCAAATTTCTTGGCGATAAACGATCCCCCATCCATCCATAGCACTCTGTTGTTGGGTTGAATAAAAAACTGTCCATCACCCCTGAACACATGGCCGCACTTGTGACCAGCAGCGGCCTCTCCATAGCCGCTTTGATATTGCGGGCCTAGCGACCAGTCCAAGGTGAACATGTATTGGGCTCTCTCAAATGTGCGGTCTTTAAGCATGATATTCGCCGCACGATTCTTGCAGTAGTCAATAATCCCAGAAGAACAGTAGTAGCTCATGCTGTCCCAAAGCTGAATCCAGTCCAGAGGGTAGCTGGTGCCGCCTTCTTCGTCTGTATGAAGGTAGTGGATTGGGACACGGGCATGTTGGCTTCCGTATTCGGTCATCACGCTGAACAACCCACACCTCTGAGGGATGGAGGTGAAGTTAAACACTTCTACTACGATTCTCTCGTTGTCCACGTTGGGATCGATGTCGTAGAGAAACCCGCTATCCAAGAATGCAAAAAAGACGGGAATATTTATGTTTAGATAGTTACTCATAAAGATTTAGGAGCGGGGTGACGCAACTTCATCAGCCCCCCCAGCCTTTGAAGCCCTCGCTTGCATCTGCAAACGAGCGGTCCCCGCTCCCAAAAGTAGATGTGGCTCTAGGCCATAACGGTTTCGACTTACGTTGCACAACTCTCCTTCTAGACTGTGTTGAGCAAACCACAAAGTTAAAGTGCTGGGGACGGAGACGCGCCTCCTTTTCGATGGCGGGTTTTCGGAGTGATACGGCCCGTAACGTGACCCCCGATCCGCCAGAGTTCCTACACT